GGGTCCGAACGATCAGCATTGTTGAGGAGAGAAGCGAGTGGCTTGTCGAGCATGGTCTGCTCGTTCTCAAGAAGACATTCGAGGAAGAGATCCTGCTCGAATGGAATGGGCTCGACCGGGAGGTCACAGAGCTCACGGAAATTCTCAAAGATAAGCGGACCCAGCCAGTGGGTGTGAGAAAGGGCCTCTTCATTTTGGGCTTTGGAGCGAAATTGCCAACGCTCAATAGCTGAAGGGAGAAGAGTGGGATCATTCTTCGCGCTCTGCACGGGAAACCAGTGATCAGTAAGGGGATGGTAAGTGGAGCCATCGGAAGAAGCGACCAGGTCGGGGAATTGGTTGGAAGAGAAACCTCGGTAGAGTAGCTCGAGGGACTCGCGGGGAGCGACCGGGTCGTGAAGGGCTAGAGAAGGCAAGTAGGGGGCGAAAGGGAGGGAGGTAGGGATGCGCGGCTCGGCCGTGAAGGAAGGTTCGAGAACTCTGGGCTCTGGAACAGTGGGAAGAACGGGGCGGGAGTAGAGAACGGAAGCGACCGGAGGCAGCGCCTCGAATTTTTCTGTGTAAAGATGAGAGAGTGACTCGCCAACAGTGGGAAGCTTGGCGCCAGTGCAGTGAACGATAGGAGCGCAAGACACTATCTTGACGGAAGGGGGAAAAGAGGCTGGAATATCAACCCAAATGGGCCGAGAAGGTTGAGAACCAAAGAAGCGACCCCAGAAAGGTGAAGCCAGGATCAATCGATGATCGGTGGTATCGATGGAATTGATAATCCGGACATTGCCGGAAGAACGGGTCATAGCAGTGAAATTCGTCTCAAACGAACATTTCTCGATGGCGGAACGAGAGAGGAGGACTTGAACCTCGGAAAATTCCATGCCGGTGCTCTCCGAAAAAGTGAGAACAGTACGGCGACCACCATTAGAATAAGCCTTCACCTCAGCCTCAGAGGCAACCAGGAGGGGAAGGTGATTGACGATAGTGCGGTAAATGAGCACCTGGCCCTTCTTATTGGTGTCTAGCACCAGGAGTTGGAAGAAAGAAGCGACGGCCGGGGGAAGACGACCGGAAAAGGCGCGGTAAATATCGGCCGCGAAAGCGAACTTCTGCATGTGGTTGGTGTTGAGCCGGCAGAAAGAATCGGAATTAACAGCGCAGTAGGGGTGCTGGGCCCAATCGCCGATGATGACGATGTG